CTGCAATCTCTAAAGCCGCTCCCAGATGATAGTCTTGCAACGAAGCGCCAGTCATGTCGTTTCCTCCGTTGGTGGCGGTAAAGCTGATGGTCTCCTTCGCCCTTATTAGGTGCGAGACCGTGGTCATCCTCAGGTTTTCCGGGGCCGTGCTAAACCAGTTAAAAACAGCGGAGTTAATACAATCCAGTAGGATCAAACGATCCTCAACGCTCATTTGCGAGAGCGTCTTACTGGCTGTCCATCTTGCAAGCCTTTGAGCTAATTCTTGAACAGTCATTATTCTTCAGACGCGAATTGTTTTCTAAGCTGCTCAGCCATGTGGCTCTTTGTCCCCATTTCGGGGTCAGAGACTTGCAACGATTGCATCGCTCTGGCTGAGTCCTGCTCAAACATGGGGATCTTGTCTTTCTCAAAGAAAAAGTGAGACCTCATTGCATACATTCTAGCAAGCGGCAGGAGGATTGTCTCTACCGCGTCTGCCGGGACGGGAGTTACCTCTGATCCTGACAGGGCCTTGATGTAGCTTGTTTCAAAAACGGCAGCCTTTCTGGCGTAAATTAGATTGATAATTACGGTTGCCGTTGGGGTCGGCTTGATCTCGATATACGCGCCAGACGAGTCCCTTCCAGAGTCTTCGGCTGCTTCTCTGCGAGTTTTAACGAAGTAGTAACTTGGAGCGGGAACCCCGTCAGCTACGGCCTGAGCTTCAGTTTTCCCATAAAACCTTGGGAAGAATTGGTTAAACTCAGACTCGTCGGTGATCCTATGAAGCTCCCTGTTGTTCTCTGCCTCGATCCAAACGGGCCCAATAAGCTCGTTTGCTCCATACAGGGTGTTGAGGTTTGCCGATGATGTTCCCGCAGAATAGGATAGCTGCCCCTCCTCTTTGCGGAAATAGTCCAGAGGGCTCTGGTGCATGAGTTGCAACGCAGAATTGATGGCCGTGGTGGCATCCTCGTAAATATAGTCAGGAATCGTCCCTGCTCCCTCCATCCAGAGGACCCGCAACACGTTGTCTCTAAGCTCTTTAAGAGTCATGGCTTACTACCCTCCGGAGGGTGGCAAAAGTTTTTCTGGCAGCTCTTTAGCCGCCTTTTTCTTGGCTGTCTTTTTAGCAGCCACAGGATTCAAAATAACCGGAACCACTCTCATTTTTCTTCCGTGGCAAAAGGGGATAAGAGTGGCGCAGTCTGCATTGAAATCTTCCCTGTCTTTAGCTTTGGAAAGGTCATATGTGCGCCCACCAAAGACCCAGATTTCCTCCTCCATTCCCGGCACCTTGGACCTCAAAAAGTTCCCATGCCGAGTTCCGTATTTTGCTGGGGCATACGTTCCGCGATCAGGATACTGCAACACTGCTAAAATAGGCATACTCAAAGTATAGCAAAAGGGGCCCCGGTTGCAAGAATTGCAACTCAGGGCCCCCATAATTGGGTTCTTGATCCCAAATCCCTGATTTCTCAGGAATTAAGCAGTGGTGACTGTCGGGAACGGAACTCCAGCGTATTGCAGTGCGTGTGTCAGGATAAGGTATCCCGGCCTGCGCCCAGCAGCATCCTGCACTGGCTCCTGTCCGAAGACAGAGGTCACGAAGATGTCCTTCACGAAGCCGCCCTCATGGGAGTCTTCGGAACGCTGGTTGCGATACTTGCCGTATGCGCGACGAGCAGCCTGCTTACCCATGAACAGAGTGTGGCCGTAAGGCACACCGTGCTGGTTCACAAGGTAGACGCTGGCTGTTCCAGCATCGTGGGTGTTGGTGTGAACCGCCGCATCAAAGGCAGGAAGGGAGCCAAGGTGGTTATTGGCGTCTCCCGACTGGTGCTTGTCGTTCACGGTCAACAGGTTCCCGTCATTGGCGTTACATGAGTAGAAGCCAATCTTGTTCGGGTCTGTGGCCGCATTGGGGTGGTTTACAACCGCTACAAAGAACGCCCCACTTCCATACAAGCTGGCCGCAAGAGACAGGGTGTCCGTTGCAAGGAACTTGAACGCGAAGAGCGGGAAGTATTTGAAGTAAGCGGGAGCCGTAAGAGCCCCAGCAGTTGCAGATCCACCGCCAGCGATTCTGAGGTTTGCAACACCAGTGGTGCTGTTGGTGGTAAACCCGTTGGTGGTCGAGCATCCAAGCTCTGCCTTGGGGTTCAGCGGAGAAGCAATCGCACCGTATCCGTCATGGTCGATGGGATTGTATTTCTTGATGATATTACCCCGGACATCGGAGTAGCCACCCGTAAACAACTGGTTGGAGTAGGCGTTTGGCCCACCCTCTTCGTGTGCATCCTTGTAGTCAGCGTCCTGCTCAAGAGAGAACAGAGCGTCAGTGGTTGCAACGGAGCAGTAGCGATGAATGGCGTTACCGTTCTGATCCCGGCCCAATTTAGCAGGGCTTCCGCCAAGGCGGGAGAGCTGCGTCTGAGCGGAGACGATGCCGTCCCAATCAAGGGTGTCAGCAGTAAACAGAGCGTCCGCGTTGGCCTTGCTGTTTGCAATAATTTGGTTTGCGCCTGCGCCGTGGTGCAAGAAGCTCATAAACAGCTTCTCACTCTTGTTGCGGCCCATCCACTTGCCAAGCTCGCGGGGGATGCCTACGGCGATTTCGCCGCGCATTCCCATGAACTCTTCAGCTCGCTCGGTGTAACGAACGCCGTGGCGCATGAAGTCCACGGACAGGGTTGCGGAATTGATCTTGATCGACTCGAAAGCATCACCGTCATCAAAAAGCTCATCCCCGTGCTTGGGCTCATTGTAGAGACCAGCCATGGTGGTGAACGTAATTTTCTGACCGCGACCTTTGGTCGTGTCGGTAACGGTTTGGATAATGCTGTCGTTGCCGCCCTCGAAAGGAGCAAAGAAGTCTGCGGTCTGTTCATAGACCTCAACTCCTTTGCGCCAAAGTTCGCGGACTGCCCCAGCGTTACCAAATGCGTTTGCGGGGTCAGCGGAAAGGGCGTTGCCGATTCCCTGACCAGTAACATTGGAAGTATGGAATGCCATGATTCTTGGTGGTTAATTGAATTGCGGTTTTCGGACCCGCGACAAACACAACCAATCAATCAGCAATTCCAGACCGGAAGACTTGTTCGGCTAATTCGTCAAAGTCATCAGGGTTGGATATATTCGCCACTTGATCAGCAAGTGTAGCCGCTTGTCCGGTTTGGACGCCAGCAGTGCGTGAAGCTCCACTGGCTGCGGGTAGTTGGCCGGGCTTTTCGGTCCTTGGGGGCTGGGGCGAAGAGGGTGACTGTTGCTGAGGCGCAGCTTCTTGCTTCTGCACGGGGGGATTCTTGGCTGGCCCTCCCGTGTTTGGCGCTATATTAAGCTCCTTCGCTACCATTTGGGCAATCAGAAGTGGCTTATTAGCATCGTAGTAGCGATTGTCTTCAGTATCCCGCAGGGCCGCGTCGATCTCTGTTGCTCTAGCGTAAAAGTCTGAGCCTTCATTCCCAAACTCTGGGTAAAGCTCGTTTGCTTTTGCAACTGAGGTATCAAAAGCCTGATCGTGTTCATCAACTGCTGCCGTTGCTTCATGTTCTTCACGAACGGCAAGCACCTCGATGAGTTCTTCAGTTTCACCAAGTTGATCCATGACATCTGCGGCCTCATCTAGGTCGCCCTCACGGAGTGCTTGGCTATGCTTTTTGCGAAGGTCCTTTAGTTCCTGTTTGGCCTCATCTAGGGTTACCTGAGATAGTGGGTCTTCTTCTGAAGACTCCTCTTCATAAGCCTCGTTGTCTTCTGCAACTGGCTCAATCTGAGCTTTCGGTCTCTCATCTACGCCCAACCGCTGTCTTGCAATATCAAGTGCTTGTGAAAGATTGATAGGTGCGTCAGCGGCATCTGCGGCCTTCATTATTCGCAATGCCTCAGCATCCACTTGCTCTGTCGGACGCAATCGGAATTGGGGGATTTTATCCTCCTCACCTACTACGTCTTCGGCTTCGTCTGGCTGACTTTGCTCTTCAACTTGCTCTTGCTCAACGGGTTGCTCGTCTCGTTGCTCTGGCTCTCCCTCCGGAGGGGCCTGCGCCTCCTCCTCATTCGTAGCCGTTTCTTCAGAACTCTGTTCATTTGGGTCAAGTTCTTGCAAGAGGTTGGGGTTCTGCTCAATCTCAGACATTAAAGCCTCGTATTCAGCTATGTCCCCAGCTTCAGATATCCTGTCTGCCATAGACGGCGTGGCTTGTTCAGCAGCTTCCTGCTGTCCATCCACCTCGCCCGAACCCCCCAGATCGTCATTTCCGACCTCGGGTGCGTCTTGGATGCTTTCAGTGTTTTGAAGGGCTTCTGCCTCTTCAACTTCTGTATTTTGTCCCGAATGGGCCTCTGCCTCACTCATTGGTTAAGGATTTTGAGCTTTATTTGATCTTTTGCAACATTAAAGTTGCAATCGTGTCTACACCAGTAATCCCGTCATCTGATTTTACCTTCCCCAAGCTGTTCCCTCCACCCCCGGGAATGGAGGCTGACGAGCTGGATATTGGAGAGCGATTTGCCCAAAACGCCAACACCACCAATGAGGGAATAGATAAGTTGAGGTCTCTTTTGATGTATCTGTCGATGTTTGAGGAGGTGGAACTCGTTGATGCTAATGGGTTTAAGAGGGTTTGCTTGGTCAGGAGAACGGGGAAAGAGGAAGTTTCAACGACATGCTCCTTGGGGACATTGCTTACCGACCCGTCAGATTCCGATAAGAGATATTTGCAACAGGGAACGGTAAACTATGTAAATAGCGATTTTGTTACCGCTCACACAACAATAGGGGGAGAAGGAACCACCTTTGATCCTCACACCAGCAGCATTTATGTGAAGCTGGAAATAACCATGGAGACCGATTCCTCTGGAGATACGACATATCTCACTGGAAGATGGAGCGCCACAGGGCCGCCAATTCTGGAAAACGGGCCATCAACTCCTGTAGATAGCGAGTTATCCGCCTTTCAGCCTACAGGATTCATATACGCCCCCTTGGGTAGCTGGTCTGAGAACCTCAACGGGGATTTGGTTTGGAACTCCGAGGGGTGTGGGGCGGTCACCTTCCAGATATGCCTTCTGGACGCATATAGAGCCACGGCGCATTACTTTAGGTCCTGATGTCTTACGAAGTATACGGGAGAGCAAGCACTGAGAAGTTCCCAGACCAGCAATGCGTGTGCTGTGCGGAGTTAGAGTGCCCTGCTCCGGAATTTTTCATAGAGCAGACCAATGGCCTGTATCTTGGCTTTCTGGCCAGCCCGGCGGGGTTTGACCCCTCGATAGTCAACGCCATGCCCCCGAGCGGGTTTCGTATGCTTTGGCTGACTTATGTAAACCCAGTCCATCATAATGGGACCGTTACAAAGACTCCCTCCGGAGGGTCTGCTGTTCAACACACAAAGACAGATGTGATCCATTATGATCAATACGTCTTTAGCACGGATGCGATGAGGACCTTAGGCACGTTGGACAACCCAACCTACCCTGAGACCATTACTGTCAGCTCTGGATCAGAGACAAATTACAGCAGCCTTTCTGGGACTTGGGGGGTCAATGGGGCGACCGTCCCAATGGAGGAAGGCTACTTCACTGGCGGAAGCCCCCAATTGCTTTACACAGACGGAACCACGGACACCCATGCGGGAACCACCTTTGACTCAATCGGCAGCACCACAACATATGTTGCGGCTGTATCCGACACCCAGTTTTTGCAAATTGCAAACGTCAACGTAAACGGCTCCCATGGTGGGACCACATATGTAGGGGATTACACTATTCAAAAGGGCTACAGGGACCCATTGCCATTTGTTTACAGGGTAAATCTTCCATGGCCTAGCGTGTTTAGCCCAATGATGGAGGTCCATTGGGATGTGGAGTTTAGAGTGGAGGGCGCAGATGAATACACCAAGATGGGCAGCGGGAGCTGGGAGGCCACCGGGTCTGACGCCTTGAGTCTTGGCCAAGCCTTTTTGTGGGAGTATCCATCTCTCGGAGATTTCCGAATCACCAATGTGCGTTTCCGGTGTTCCCCCAGACAAAGGTTCAGGGACTACGCGGTAGAGTCAGGAATTGGGGCCGTTGCCCTGTCCACTGAAACCGCTTTTGACTAGCGCATCTTGGCGGCAACAGCGGACCTCATAATCTTCCCGGCTCGGGCCTCGCTGTATTCCCTATATCCCAAGACCTCGTCGCAGACCTTTATGACCCCTCTGTTTAGCTGGGTGGTTAGCTGATCACTATCCGGGTCGTTTACGATAGACTGCGCCTCATCCCTCCTTTTCTGGATCATAGGGATAAAGTGGTCACTCCACCCCTCTTCCCTGCACATTCTCTCGACTCTTTCGCCCACCTTCTGGGCCCGGTCATACTCTTGCTTTTCCTTGTCAATGCTCATACTACAGGCGGCTGCTGTCCGGGCATGTTATCCTGCGTGTTTATGGCCTGAGGATTCCCGCTCCCCCCGGAGGGAGTGCCTTGTGGGGGAATCTGAAAGCCGGGCTGGATAATCTCGTCCACATGGGCAACCTGCATTGCCTTTAGCATCTGCCTGTAAAGCTGGGAAGTGCGAACCTGTAATTCTGGAGGGAGGGAATAAAACTCAATGACCTTGGCGCTGGCCTGTTGCGCCTGAACAAGCTCTTGCTCATTTTTGTATCTAGTCATTTCCAAGCGAACATCCATGTCCACCTGTTGCTCGACGTTCTCGGGGCCAAATTGCAACATTTGGGCAGACTCGTCTTCGGTATACATAAATACCTCGCGGATATCCAAATAGGCCAAAGTGTATACGCAAAACTGCTTGAGTAGGTCCTCTAGGCCGTCTTGCAACTGACTGAGGTATATGGAGAACATTTCCTGACCGGATCTTTCGATGTTCTTAACCCCGGTGGCCAACTTGGCTGTGTCCATCCCGAGCATGGCGGCATCGTTTACATGGGAAACTCCGCTCATGTTAATTGCAACCTGCATGAAGAACTCAATCTCCTTGTAGATTTCCCGGCCTTTTACGTCATACAGAGGAATAACCTTGAGAATGTTTTCCGGGTCGATGTTCCCCTTAGGGGTGTATGTCCTCCCCCCGTTAAGCTCCAAGTGGGGGTTTTCTTCCCCCTCTAAGGTAAGCTCAGGGTTCCAGAAGATAACATTACCGGAGCGGGACTGGGAGTGGTTCCATCTGTTGACCAGTAGATCCACAACTTCTTGCAAGGGTTGGAACACCTCCATGGTGCCGATTCCGTGCCACCTGCCCTCAACCCTGTTGACCCTTGTTACATTAAACGGTCGCTTACCGTTCGGAGTCCTGTTTGCAACATAGTCATAGAACAAGGGCCTTTTGTTCTTCTTGTCCAACATGATGACGATGTCTTCCTGAACTCCGTCTTCGTCCGCATCAAAATGAATATAAACCTCCGCGATTTCGACAACGGGCTCGCCCTCTAGTCCGCTTTCTGCTCTGGCAGGGTCGTCACTAGAATTAACCTTTTCTGTCCCGGGGCTTTCGCCAAGCTCTGGCCTTTCTTTCTTCCCGTAAGCCTTTCTGTGGTCGTCCACGCGGGTCAGCTCTTGCAAGGACTCAAATATCTTATTGGCTGTCTCCCTTGTCGTTTCCTCTCCTGTGTCTAAAGCTGAAACATACAGGGAAGCGATTTCAATCGCTGGCTTGTCATACAAATGAACACAAATGTCCGCTTCATCCAAAGTGGGGGCATCAAGAGGGGCTAAAAAGTCTTTGTAGTAGATTGGCTTGGACTCCGCTCCATTGTATTGCACTTTTTGCCTTGGAACGATTTGCGCTTCAAAGTTAAGCATCTCCGGGCTTGCCATCCCTTCAGGAAGTTGCGTTTGGCCATCTCTAGCCAAAATCCATACCGGATCTCCCAACTCCTCAGGGGAATCAGGGTTCTGAGTTGCCACCTGCGCCCATTGGTCATCTTGGTAAATGTAGTCCGCGTCTGCTGCCACATAAGGAACGCCTTCTGCATCCACTGCAATTGTCGCCTCCTTGTTGAACTGGGTCCATTCTTGACGGTAAATTGTCTTAGAAACAGTTTCACCCCTGATGATAGCTCCCTCAACAGCGGCCATAATTGTCCCCTTGAGGTCAGCTTGCTTGGCCTTATGCTTGCAATACTTGTCGGTAACGTCAGCAGGTTCGTCGTCACTTTTGCTAACCGGGTAAGCCCCGAACCATGGCTCGGTCCCTAAAAAGTAGTTAATCGCCCGTGATATTTGCTGCTGAGCAATCCTTCTGGATAGGGGGACGGTGAGATTTGATTCCGCAAAAATCCCCCCAACAAGATACGCCCTCCAGTCAATTTGATTGTGGAAGGTCATTTCGTAAAGCTGCCTCTTGCCCATAAACGATCCAGCGGCCTGTTTCACCGTGTCGTCATATCCTCGTCCATACCAACTGGCCTGCGAGGTTGACCCCCGTCCAAGCTCGTTTTCCAGCGTAGAGATCCTTGCAAGGGCATGTGTGATGAGCCGATCCTCTTGCCTTGCAGTAAGCTGCAACGGGCTGTCAAAGACGACCTTAGGCTTCTCTTTTTCTCCCGCGTCTAAAGGCGGCTTGGGGGCGGTAATTACCTTTTCGGCAACCGCTTGCACTTGGCTTACTGTGCCAGACTGGCCTTCTTCACTCATCTTTTGTCCTTCAGTTTCTTGTTAAATGTCCTTCGTGCTTCTAGCTTAAACTCGATGTTCTCGTAAGACATGGCTCTCGCCTTGTCGCTGGCCCTTCTCCGGGCGGGGGCGATGTCTTCCGCATTTCTAACAGATAGGCTTTCTTCCTGCCAGACTCTTTGGTAGTTCTGTTGCAAAATCTTATATTGCAACGGGGTCATCTTGTGCTTTTGCTTTAGCCCTGTTGCCTCGTCAGTGTAGACATATGAATTGCTGACACGGGTAGGCATTGTTAGGTCCTCCCTATAGGGCTCCAACTTCCTCCCCTTGTGGATCATTTTGTCGAAAAACTTGGGAGTGTAGGGCTGCTGCCTTGCAATCCATGAACCAAACCCCCGGGGCCTCTTGAGGAGTTCTCCATATGCGTCCCTTTGCGATCCGGGGGCAAATTTGTTTCTAGGCAGGTCTATGCCAAGCACCTTGCTGTCCATGCTGGGATACATCTCGTAGAGAAGAAGTTTCCAGACAGGATTAGCATCTCCAAGAGAAAGCCTAGCATCGTATGTAAGGTTCCCATCCCTAATAGGCTGCCTGAACACGTTGGGGACTAGGAATGTCGCAAACTGCCTCGCGGACCATTTCTCCGGAGAGATTTTGCCACTAGCTATGCCGAAGGCGTCATTCATCCCTCTCAGCGAAGTTTTGTCTGTTAGCTGGCCAAAAAGAGTGTCCGTAAATAGTTCCCATCCGGCTTCAGCTATGTTGCGCTCTTTTCTGCCAAGCCTCTTAAATGTCTTCACCCAGTCTATTGTGGTCCCTAGAGTTATGGCCAACGGATCAATTCGCCCATAGTCGAAGGTGACTCCCGCCTCTCCCTCCGGAGTAAGCATCTCCCCTACCGGGATAGCGCCAAACAGCAATGTCGCATCTTTTTTTATCCGAATTTTGAACGGACCCATCCCGGCCCTGATGGCCGCCTCCCTCTCTGCCGCAGCGCCCTTTCCAAACTTGGGCATGGAGCCAGTAATCAGAATTGGCTTCTCCTCGTCATCTTCATCCCCTTCAAACATCGCCAAGATTGCTGCTGCCAAAACGGTCGAAAGAAGCTGCTGGGATAATTTTCTGATGGATTCTGCCGCCTTGGGGTCTGGGTTTCCTCGGTTTTTGGCTAGATACTGACTGAGCTTAAATGAGTGGTAGCCTACTGAGAGGGGGTTGGGTATTCTCGCATACCCCTCTCGGACAAGGTTGGCCAACACCCTTGCAAATGGAATTACTGTAATGCGGGTCATCCCGAGAGCGATCCGCAAGGAGTCCAGCCACGCAACCTCGCTAATTCTTATTAGGCCGGATTCTGTGACCTTTGAGACTTCCTTGGATGCCCTTAGGCTCTTCTCCGCGTTTTTGACTGTCTGATCAAGTTTGTTAATTACATAAGCAACCGCATCTCCCACAGACGCCCGTCCCCCTGTAAGATCAGATGGGAGGTCCTTGGTGAAGACAGAGACATTGGCCTCTTCTGCCGCGAGCGTCCAACTGGATGAGCCCGGAACGGTCATCTCCCTGTGGATGAACCGCTCTAGTTCAGCGCCCTCAAGGCCTTTTCCAGTACCCACCCTATAGGCGATGCCACCCACATGGGAGCCTGCGACAATGAACCTCATAAACTCGTCCACTCCCATGTTGAACCTAAGGATGTTTCTTCCGAAACCGCCTAAGCTGATCTTTCTTTTAGCGCCCTTTTCCCCCAAGGCTCTTCTGATCATGGCTGGTCTTTCCCCCTGTTTCCCAAACATTTTTTCTATTGCCTGATCGACATAGTCGAGCAAGTGGCCCATTTGGTAGCCACGCACCTCTTCGTGGGTTTCCCCCCTATAATCCCCTCCCTCAACGCCGCCTTTTACGAAGGAATTGAAATAAGCTGTCTCGGTGTCGTAAGCTAGGAACCCTTGGTATATCGCCATGCCAAGATAGGTTTTCATCCCCCTTGCGATATACTTGAACTCTCCCATCTTGGCCGCCTCCGGGTGCTTTGCCAACTTATTCAAAAGAGACTCTGCCGCCTGCTCCCCAATCATCCTGTATCCAGCGAAGGGGATAGACATAAGGTTCACAAGAACAGTTTTTGCCGAGAACACGTTCCCATACCAAGACCCGAACGTCCGCGTAACGTAGTCAATGTCAATGTTATCAAGGGCCCTGAAGGCGGCCTGAACGTGTATTGGATTATTTACATTAAATCCTTTTTGGTTGAGAGCCTTTACGGATGCCTTAAATGATCGGTCTAGGACCTTATTGACATCCTGATCGGTCCCGGGCTTCGCCTTTCCGGACAAGGGGGTGCCGCTTGCAAAAGACCCCATGTTGTTCTCGTTATATCCGCGCTTAACCAGCTCCCGCACTTTGGGCTCCAGAACCGTTCTGAACTTCTCCATGGCCTTTCTTTGACCTATCTTGGAAACTCCAGTAGCGGCCTCAATAGCCTCCGTGTCTGCGCCCTCTCTAGCCATTTGCACGACCTTGCGGAATTTGGGGGTAAGCTCTCCAAGAGCGGCCTGATCGGTGGTGGTCCCAATCGCAACCCCGTCATTGGAGGAGTTAAATATTTCCTCTACGGACATGCCGTCACGTTTAAGGACCCGCTTAGACTGCTCCAGCCTGTTGCGTTGCAACTTTTTCAGGTCCGCATCAAATGCTGGCTTATTGGCCGCAGGAATACTGTCTCCAGACTTTTTAGCCCCGTGCTTCTTTCTTAGAGCTTGCATCTGACCCGGGGGCACGGTGTTCATAGCCATGCCAAGGGCGTAAGCAGCTCTTTGCGCCGGGGTTTGGAACGGGTCCCTCATCGAGGTCATCGTTCTTGCAATTTCACCTCGCAACTCTTGCAAGGCGTGAGCAAATGCCATCACATTGTCGATTTCCGCCTGATTTCCAGATGTAAGTGCTTTTTGGAAGTCGTCTGCCAGCACTTGCATGGATGCTATCTGGAACTCGGGGGTCCCGGGCTGACCCAGCTTCTCAGATGACTCAAAAACCTTTCTTCTAATTTCATCATCACCCTGAGACTTTCTTTCTGCGGAGGCCCCAACCTTCCATTGCGGGAAGTTTTGGGCGATAAACGTCTCTTCGTAGATTTCCTGAGAAACGTCATAAGCGTTCCTAACCTCTGCGGTGTCTCCCACTTTAGCTCTAGAGGGGTCACCTTTGACCACTTTTTCTCCAGCAGCATTTCTTGCGTCTCTCTTTCTGAATAACGAAAGCCTCTCCCGCAGGGTTTTACCCCTTTTGTCCATCCTCCTTTTGGCCCTTTCCGCTCCCTCTTGAGCGTCCTTGGGGGCCTTTTGCATTGTGGGAGGAGTTAAACCTCTTCTTCTTTCCTCCTGAGAAAGAGCATCTTTTGTTTCAGCCGTGACATCTGGCTTTCTAGCTCGATTACCTCGGCTTCGATTTGCTTCCGGTTTTTTAATTCTGATCCCGTAGCCTGAAGAGCCGACTCCAGTAATGAATGCCTCCGCTTCTGTTTCATCCAGATTTTCCCCAAACCTTTCATGGTATAGCTTTAGTTGCTTTGATATCTTATCCGCTTTTTCCCTTAATGCGACTTCATTTTGCTCGCCAAGTATTACTTTTATGTCCAGAGAGCCTTCAAGAGCCCTGATGAGCCCTCCCGCGTCAAACGTGAGAGCCCTTGCAAGCTCCTCTCCTTCTGACTTAATATTTTGGTGCATTCCTTCGTGCAGAGCGATTGATGCCACCTCGTCAAAAAATCTTTGCAATCTCACAAGATTGACATCTGCGGGGTTATCCCCGGCCAGCATCAGCAAGTCATCGTAAGAAAAGTCTCCAAGCACTTTGTTGAATGTTGCAACGGGGTCGTGATAGATTGCTGACGGGCTGAATTGAATAAGGTCCCTTTGATCTTCTGGCACCAACATCCGTGTTTCGAGGTGTAGGCCGTATGCATTTGTCCCAATTGCAAAACCTGTAAATCCCGCTCTTCCAAAGTCGTCGTTGCTGCTGTGTTTTTCTTTAAGGTAGTGCAGCACCCTTCCTTGTATCTGGTAATATGTCTCCGCGAGGTCCTGTATTACAGGGTCTTCGACAAACTCCTGAACCAGTGATTCTGGCTGGGTGGCGGATAAGTCTAAAAATGCAAAGGACTCAGGAATTTTGCGCTCACCCTCTTTCCTGTCTTCGTATGGTTTGTCAGCAGCAACTTGAGCGAAGTGCCATTCGTCTGCTTTCCTTTCAGGCGTGTCTTCAAAAACTCGCTTAATTGGAACGCTAGCGTCTCTTCTGGCCTTCCATGTCGAAATCATTTTTGAGTGATGCTCTTCCCCGAGGTTTTTCAGGAACTCACCGATCCTTTCCTCCACTCCTTCCGACATGTTGTTCCTGTCCAAGGTGAAAGGGTATCCAGTCTCCCCCGCCTTGACCTTGGACTGGATGTTCACCGCAATGCCGCTAACGGGCAACATGGCCTTACTGCCCCATGCGGGTATGGCTATTACTTCCTTAAATTGCAATATGCCCCTATTGAGAATATAGGCAGTTACTGCGCTTTTCTCCGATAGCTTATCGCCTTCTAAAGCTAGGAGTTCTATTCGCGCCTCTGCGGTCTCTAGGACGCCTCCCTCGACTAATCGCCAACTTTTTGATTTTTTGAAATTCTCCCTCGCATCCCTTTGGGGGAACCCATAATTATCGTATCTAACGATTCCAGCCGCATCGGTTATGGGTCTTTTTTCCGGAAGGGGATTACCAGATAGGCCCGTCTGCTGTTCTTGGTTTGCTGCGGCGCTCTCTTCGTTATACGCCTCAATCAAAACATCAAATCCCTCAAGGTCAAAATCGCTAAAGAAGTCCTTGATTTCCTCGGTATTGATAATGTTTAAGGGCCTGACTGATTGCGTTCCGCTTCTAACAAAGACCTGAGACACCCCATGCCCACTATCTGTATTAACAGTTACATCTGGCATATGCTGCGCGGCCAATTCTAAGAATTGATCTGCTAAAGCAGCATTGTCCCACTCCTTGCCCTCTTTCAGGCTAGGATCAAGAAGCCCTATTACATAAGCCGTCCCCGTCTCTGTGTCTTCAGGGACAAGATCCACGGACACCTTCATGCCCGGGGTCCCATTCTCCCCCGGCGAAACAAGCTCTATTCGACCGCCGGGAACAAGGTCGCTTTGCGAGAAAGATTTCTTTACCCCCTTGTCGTCGGGATCTTGAAGCGCATACCTTTCATATGCCCCGGGGCCAATTTCCACTCGGGTTCTTATCTTTTGGCCTTCTTCGTTTTCTGTGACGGTAGTAATCCAGACATTGTTTGGACCCATCAAGAACACCAGTTTTGCAATTCCAAATCCCCCTCCTTCTCCGACCTTCTTCCCTGAAACATAGGGGACAAGAAAGGTGTTGAGAACCAGCTCCGGGGACATGCCTATTCCATTGTCGGCAAAAGACGCAACCTTGCCTTCATAGTATTCTCCGTCCTCTCTTCGCATGGGCACGGCTGGGTTGGGGCTGGCCCCCCCTCCCCTGAAATAGATGCTTGGCCGATATACTAAGTTCTTAGGAAGGTCTGCTAGGGCCCTTGTGGATATATTGTCTAGGTGAAACTGTATTGTCTTTTTGCCAAGCTCTCCTTCTGGGTCTATTCCGGCCTCTTTTAGCTCTGGCAGCACAACCTGCTCCTTAAACCGCTGAGGCAAAGAAGCGTCCATCGCGGCCTTCTTTTTCATAACGGCGTCCAAACCATTCTGGAAAAGCTCCTTAGCCAAGGTTTTAAGGGCTGTCCTCCCATACATGTTGGAAGATTGCAGCCTGAGACCCCTCCTTTTATCCATCCCCGGGATCGGGATCTGATCAAGGGGTGTCATGTCTGACGGCTTATCCGCGTCAGCATCATTGGCCCCGCGCGGCGTGGCTTCTGGGCCGAGCTGGAAAGTTGGAGGCCGGATAGAAGGCGTTGCCTCAAGGAAGTCCAGTAGGTCCCTTAGGAGTCCTATTCTTTCCTCGATATAGTCCTCAAAACTGGGGTCAACGCTGTCCTCCTCAATGTATTCATAAAAGGCTGCTTCCAATGCTTGGAAGTAATCAGACAAAGCCAATATATGAGGGACACTGTAGTCCTCTACCAATAGCTCCTCCGGAATAGCGATTTGCCAATCCATGGCAGGATGCTCTTCTTCAAAAAACTCTCCAAAGCGACCCGTCTCAAACGAGCTTAGGTCTAGCCCCTCGCTGGCGTTCTTTAGCTCGACAATGACCTCGGCTGCATTCTGGGGGTCCGCATTCCGGCCCCAGCCAGTGAAACTAGCTACTACTGCCGGGTCCTTATGGTAAACAATATCTCCATTTGACCGCACCGTGAAACCTCTGCTCTCGTAGAACTTGAGCAGTTGTGGCAATGAGAGCTGTTCCTCTGTGCCAGTTCCTGTGCGATTTTTGCTAACATCAAAGGGCTTTGCAAAACCTTCAATAAGGACATTATGCTTATCTGCTATCTCCTTTAGCTTCTCTATAACTGCTGTAGCGTTGCCTTTTCTTCTCTGGCCAAAGCTGATCAAACTTGCCCAATGCAGGTTGTCAGACGGGGATATAAACACCTCAATTGAAACACCCGTGTCAGTCACAATCTGTGCAGGGTGAAGCGGGTTTCTATCCCACCCTTCGACCTGCTCTATCTCCCGAATCGCCTCTGAGACACGGTTCCTTTTCCAAGCATCGGGCTTTGCAAGCCGGATTACCTCCGGGTCTTGTTGTAGCAAGATGTCCGGATGTTGCATGTCGAACCTTTCAGAAGGCGGGACTATTCTTCCTGTCTCAGGGTGATAAGTAACCGTGTCAGACGACTTTACCTGCGTAGGACGGAAAGCGATAACGTGTATGGTGCTTTCATCCACGCCCTTCATTGGGAACTTCTTTAGAATGTTCCGGTCAATTATTCCGTCATGGCCAAGGACCTCAAAGACCCTTCTTGCAATTTCAGGGCTGTTGCTGTCGAGGCTTTCAAAACCACCCATTCTGTCAACCCGCATCACTTTAAGTGGCGGAAGGACCTTCAGTGCTTTCTCGACCTGCTCATACCTTGGGCCGTCAAGGAGAAGCTCTTGCAAATTTTGCATGTTCTCCATGTCTGTAACTACGGTGGCTCCTTCCTCTGCCTGTATGTTCTCTTTAATTACCTCCAGAGCATCTAATACAGGATGGCTTCTTTCTCCGTTCCACTCCTCAAAGTGGACATGATTCCCCATGGAGTCTGGGCCAAACTCTGCCGGGTTTTCCAATTTGACATACAGGTCCTTAACAAAGGAGCCCTCGATGCTTTCTGAGGCCTCTTTGTCCGCAAGCATCATAGCTACAAGCTCCTTGGGCAACGAACTTTGCGCCTCTATGGCCTTCTGTTGCTCCTTAGTGGGGTTTTTCAGGATAGCTTTGGCCCTGTCTTGCACTTTTATATCCCAATCCGCCCCCTTCTTGGCGTAATTCAGTGTGGCATCGTCCCTTGTATTTGTTGTGTATATCCCATTACCCCAATCGCTTATGGGCGTGGCCTCGTCTGTATAGCCTTCAGCATCTTGAAGCACTATCGGAGCGGAGCTAATGTTGAAAACCGTGAACCTCTTTTTGGTTCCATGGAACATTGGAGACAAGTGAAGCCCAGACAAGTCGGCCAGTTTCTTGGTAAGCAATGATAGCTTTTGTCTAGCCTGTGATGTTTCCGTAGTGGTGGGTTTGCGCTCCCCGTCTTTGTATTCCGGGTATCCAGCCTCTTCGGCCAGTCCTAGCCATTCGTCGTCTACAACCCTTCTGGGGTCTTTTTGCATTAAGGGCGGCTCTGCTTTTCGCTTTCCAGCAATGCCTGCTTTTTTCAGGTCTGCTGTGTTGATTAGATCACCGGGTAGCTCTATGTGGCCGCCCGGCGTAATGATCATATTGGCAGCCATGAAGCGATGTATATCGCTCGTATCCTCTCTTTTCCGGCGGTCCTCCTGATCAGCAAGATGCTCTTCCCGAGACTTGACGATTGGGTGGTTAATCACATCGCTCGGAGCGTTTTGCCGTTCAAGGAACTCATGCAAGTCCACATCCCGAACCCTGTTCCTCTCGCTTATGGGGCTTCGGTCATAGTGAACAATTATAGCGTCAACAGGTTTTACTTCCCCGTTCTCAATAAAGAAGTTTCTTTTGTGGAGATCCCCAACCACGATGTCCTCCGCTGGATCGTAAAATAGAAATTCTTGAATTGGGATAAGGCCCCTTTCAATCATTTCATTTACCAATAATCCCTGCCTCCTAACATCCCCGCTATCGTCGTCTTGCAACCGATTGTAGTCGGGGTTTATTTTGGACAGCTCATCATGCTCCTTCGCCCACTTTTCATCTTCTACTATTAGTTTTTGACGAACGTGTGGGACAATCCTGTCCTCAAAGTTCATAAACCCAAGAAGCTCATAAGAGGTCTCAGGGAAAAGGTAGTTATGCCATATGAGGCTGTTTAGATACTCCAGTATGGAGTCCTCTCGGACTGTTGGGGCGTAGATTTTCTCTACATAACCTCCCCTTAACAGAATCTTATGCTCGTATCCTCCTTGTGGGGCTTTGGGGTCGTTCTTGTAAAACTCCTTGTGCGCCTGCCACCACGACACATTATCGTTGATGAAATTGTTTTCTTCCGCCCACTCCCGAACAAGGATCTGCTCGGCCCCATAAGCGCCAGCGTTGCTTTTAAGGCTAGTAAGACCCCTTTTTGCGGCTGCGCTTAGGATCTCATTGAACGCTTCATCTGTTCTATAAAGGCTTTCGAGGAAAGCGTAGGCCTCTTGGCCTTGTAGGCCAAGTCCTTTGATACCTTCTCCTTTAGCCTCTTCCGACGGGCCTTTCTCAAAGATTCGGGTGCCGACGTTCTTCTGGCCGGGAGCGAGCTGGAAGGTGGGGCTAGATTTTCGTCCTCGTCTTGAGGTGACCCCAGTTCCAGTAGTGCGACCTGCTCCAGTGACAGGTTTCTTCCTATCCTTGCCCAGTCCTTTTGATACTCCTTTAGGGCCTCTATCTCTTCTTCCGGTAAACCAGTCAGGATAGAGGGGTCCGGATCTGTTGATGATGATTTGTCTTGCTCTGGCATTGCCGTTATTCTTCCACGAATTTTTGGTAAGAGCTAGACGTTTTTTGCCGCGCTCCCCAGTCTTCTCGGTTGTGGGGTGAATCACACGGATGCCCTCCCAGACAATCGACTGCATCTGGCGGGGCATCAGGCCCCTTCTGCGAGCCGCTTCCCTGTATGCGTCAACATACAAATGGTATGTGCCATTTACTCCTTCATTTGAATTTGCAATGGCCTCCCCAAAGTTTTGCTTCACAGGGAGGGCCTTGCCTCCGTATGGCATGAGATGGGCTGCTGCTATGGCATGTGTGTCCATCGTCACATCACCCATTGGGCTATTGGGGGCAACGATGTTGTTGTAAAAGTTTCTGACCTTGTGGTAGGTCCCCAAAGCCTTGTTTAAGCTCTCAAGGCTTCCGTTGTCTAGAATTGCAACAGCATTAAGGATCTCCCTAGTGCTTCCCCAGCTATGGGTTGAGGGGTCACCCTCTTCCCCTCGTTTGAGCTGCTTTGCTGTCGGCTTCTTCCTTTGGACATCAATAATGTCGCCATCGGGGTTGCGAACATTATATTCATTGCCCCAGTGATGATCAGCGAGAAGGCGTATTGCCCACGCCTGATGGCTTTTGCCTAGTTTTTTAAGTTTCCTGATTGTCAGCCCCTCAAGAGCCTCCAATTGCATTCTTCTCTCCTCGCGGACCATTTCGTCCTGCCTCCTGTTATAGGCAAGCCTTACCTCCCTTTGGCTTGGAGTTTCCCCGTCTTTTCGGGACCGTTTTTTGGTCTGGGACGCCTGAGCCCCGGCAATTATGCGCTCCATGGATTCCCCATGGGTCTCGTAGCTAATGACCTCGTTTTTGTGGTTCGTGTAAATGTCGATTAGCTTCTCAGCCTGATCGACATTCTTAAACCAATTGTTCTGAGGCGAAAGCACGGCGATGACGCCAGCCGTCTGGACTTTTGTGTATCCGTATCTTCTTGCAAATGTGTTTGCAAGTTTGCTAGCCCCATCATACCAGCGCGTTGCTTCCGCCCGGACTCGGGCTGGCAGGGCATCGTGGATTGCCAAGAGGTTTTCCACCATCCATTCAATCGCCAGCTCTCTTTTTCTGTAAGGGTTCTTCTCGTTAAGAATGCTCTTGGGTAGATGGTCGTAGTTAAACGCCTTCATGTGCTTCGCAAGAAGCTCCTCACTGACCATGGCCCCAGAGATATTGGACTTAACATCCCTTCTCTTGGGGGCGTTTTTACCCGTTGGTAACGCGCTGCCGACCCTGAACCTGTCGTTTCCTGCGTTAGGCTTTGATACGACTGCTTTTTTCTGGAACAGGAGTGACGATGATAGTTTTTCCTTGAGAGCGGACCACTCAGATCCAAGGTCTATTCCTGCGTAGAACTTCCCTTCATGCTCGATGACTTTTGCTGAATCTCCATAGAGAGGCCTGTATAGGCTTTCTACCAGCTTTTCAGCAGCCTTGCGCTTCTTGAATCCGGCCTGAGGCCTTCCGTTTGGCAACGCAAGAACCAAGTCCTTTTCATCCACGGCAATCGCTCCATTAAGAAGCGCCTTGTGCAGTTGGGCTGTTCTTACCGCATTTGCCCCCAAGGAGTTCCCGACAACCTCGTTATCTGCAAATAATTCCCCAAACGCCGCTCTAGCCTCTTCAGTGAGCCTGTATCCTCCCGTCTTTGTTACGTCTTTGTAGATGGCGTAAATTGCTGGAGCTAACTCCGAAAAGGCTCCCTGCAATTCTGGGTTTGGGGATTTGCCTTCTTGCAAAAACGCCTCAAGACCTTCTGCCATTGTTTCAAGAGGCGTTGCGGGATTAACCTCCTCTGCCCATTTGGCCATCGCCTCGGCGTTTTTTACCCCTATGGTTGTGTCTAAGAGGCTTTTTCCGGAGTCGGGATCTTTAACATGTTGCAATACATGAATAAACTCATGCAGCAATGTCGTCACATCTCCCGTATCAGAAATTCCCACATACACTCTAGATGCTGCCGGGTCTACTTCTGCTAGGCCCTTTACCCTGTGTTTGGTGGCACCTATTTTTCTTTTCAGGTGTTTCCTATACTTAACGTCTGCCTTTGCGTATTTCGCGTCTTGATCTCTGGTTACCTTTTCAATCTTTTTGTCTACGTCAGCCAGCTCTTTTTTGAGCTTGGCCGCCTTGGGATCAACTCCCCCTTCCCACCCAAGTGCAAGGTCTTCAGTTGCAATAGCCGCTATTTGCTCAGTTATCTGCTCTTTGCGAGATACAAGCTGTTGCAATTTTTGTAGCCCCTTTTCAGAAGTCCCTTTTCCGACCAAAGCCAAGAATCTGTCTCTAGCTCTTCGGAGTGTTGGGATGACTGCGGGGTTTCCATCTGCCACATCGGCGGTAACGGAGGTAACCATCCTGCTGGCTGCCAAAGCCCTACGAGCGCGTTCCGTGAAGGTCGCGTTTTCCAGAACGGAGCTAAGGTCTTCATTTATATTTGAGAGCTTTCCTAAATAGGACCTGATTGCGTCTTGCAGGGCCAGTTGCTTATCCGCTTTGCCTGTGCGAGAAGCCTCTGCAAGTGCATCTGCAAGAGAAGTAAATTCGCCTCCAACTTTTAGCACGTTTGTAAAAGAGTAGATAGTCTCTTTTGAATAACCCGTCCTAGTTGACACTGTTGCGACAAGGTCCTTGAGGATACGTAACTGCGAGTTTAGTTCCTCAATTGACAGGCGGCCCTTTACGACCTGCATGGCCTCGGCAGTTTTGGCTGCTTCGTGGAACGTGTCTTCGTATTTGTGCGCGTTTTTCTCTCTTGCCTCTGCGCGAGTTGCAAAAATTTGCGTTCGCCCCCCGGGGAGAGTTACTTCGTATTGGCCTCCCCGTAGCCTTCTAATATTTGGGGGAAGAACCACATCTTTGCGGTCTGTGATGCGGCTTTCTGGAATGGCTACGCCGAGATCGGCAAGAACTCTATCGCTTGTTTGCTCAGTAATAAGCGCCATCGCCATGCGCTCATAAAATTGCAACTCCTTTTTCAGAGCTGGATTATCGGCAATGATAGTTTTGATCCGATCTAGGAATCTTCTGAGGTATTTAAGGAATAGGCCAAGGGGCCCGTTTTTAACTGCTGCTCTGTCCGATTTCCTTCTCCCCGTCTGCTTTACTACCTGCCGCATGGTGGCCACCATCAGTGGGTCCAAAAGCTGGTTTTCCACGAAATAGCGGAGCGCGTCAGCATCAGAAACTTTTTCGCCTTTGACCTTCTCGGCTCTCTTGGCAATCAGCTCTTGGGCCTTCTTTGGCAAAAAGCCAAAGAGGGCCTTAGCCTCTTCATCGGTAAGCACTTTTGAAGTGGCCAGCTCGACCAGTATTTTGGCGGCTACCCTTCTCTGCTTTTGGTCAGACATTTCGTCTACCTTAGAGCTGAGAATTACATCTCCATCTTTGGTTATGACGTAATCTCGTCCTTTGGGGACAGGAGTTTCCTCCGTCTCAGTAATAACCCTTTCTACTAGCCCTGATCCCTGTAAGGCGGAAGCTACATCTCTGCTCTCCTTTAGGGTTTTGGCGGGGGGAGCCTTTTTGGTTTTCTTGGGCTCGGTCTGGAGTGTTGGGGCGTCTCTACCAAGCTCTTCAACCGCGAATATTGTTTCGGGGGCTTTTATTTCTCCTATCGCCGCG